CCTATTTCTAAATGGCCTTGCACTGAGTAACATCTTAACTCCAAACCTAGCCCACCTTACGTGGACAAAGCACTCAAATTGAGCGGACTAAGCTGGAAATGTACTATAAACGCACACGCAGGGTGGACTCACTGTGATCGGTGGTAAAGATCAAAGTAAGGAAGAGTAGCCTTGTTACAACGGAGGCTAACTCATCTCATTCACAAACAAACCGTAAAGTATTGTGAACTAGAGTCAATGTACAGTTGGAAACCCACTATACGGGGCAGAATTTTACGTATTCAAAAACGTCATATATTATAAAATCCAGGATATGAAAACTGGATTGAACACTTACAAAGCATTCATTGGTGGAATAGCCAAAAAGACACCAAAATTGGCATCATCCGAAGCTGATCTCAAAAGAGTGGCCAAACTATTAACCGGAGGTACAGAAGTTCTCGTTACACCAATTTTAGGATTAATAGAACCTATACCAGTAGCATATGAAAGACCTCCTACAACAGCTAAACAATCAGAGATAAGTCTACTGTGATAAGCCATGTATTGAGGAACTTGAACTTCACCTGAATAACCAGCTTTATAAAAGACAGTTGGTAAACCACTTCTAGCTGTTGAAGTGCTATTATTAGCAACATCATCTGCTTCAAAAGCAACAGTACTATTAAGAGCTGTTGTTGAAGGAAAACTAGAAGTAATATAAACAGAAAAAGGTTCAGCAGCAGTGACACTAGTATTATCAAGAAACTTCAACCTAACACCTCCTCTACCATAAACATAAAATTGACTAATTACAGAAAACAAGTCAGGAACATAAGCAGGTAAAGTGTATGTGGTCGTTCCAGGAATATAATAGGTGAACGGCAACGCAAAGGGAATAATATTCATATAAGGTGCGGCCACTGGTGTTCCCAAAGGAGCAAGGGGTGTAGGCATCTTAATGAGAGTTCTAAAAGAAGAAATCTTTTCACCAACACAGAATAAAGAATTAACAGAAGCTTCACCTGCAGCAACAGAACTGCCTATGAAACCACGATAATTAGCACAAACATTCTCTTCAGAAGAGAAGGGCTCACCTGATTGTGGTGTGATTCCATAAACTGGAGTAAGTGTTGATCTAGAGGGAATAGCAAATTCAGCATCAGAACCCATACTTTGTTCAATAATGAGTTGTATGGCTCCTGTGACACTACTGGGTGCAATCAAGGGATCAACAACCATAACAGAAAACCTACCTATAAAGGAAGTAACATCTGAATATGGTGATGAAGAAATATAAGGTACAACAAAAGTAAACTCATTAGTTTCCCTAATATCTATAATTTGACGGTGCAAAAATACGGTGTCAGCTAAACTTGGAGTAGCAGGAGTCAAAACATGTGGATCAAAAGGTGAAAAGCTAACAGCTAATCTACCAGAGTGAAATTCAGTCTTGACAAACTTAAACTTGTAGACCATGCTACCTCTCCATTGTTTAAAGAGATAAGAAACATACTGAAAAGGTGCTAAATCTAAAATAGTTCTAGCAGTAACAACTCTAGTATTTAGAGCACCACGAGGTCCTACATTAATAGAAAATATGGTGGCTCCAGTTCCTATACCATCAGTCCAAGTTACTTTAGCATAATAAGCTGGTATAGTACAAATGTAAGAAAAATCTAACTCATCTACATCAGTACCAGAAAACCCTTCAGCTTTACCAACTTGATTGGTATAAGAAAGTGAAAGAGGAAAAGATTCATCAGGCCCATCAACATTAGCTGAATAAGGTAGATAATTCTGAGTAACTCTTGTAGAATGTTCTAGATTAACAGGTTTAGCCCAACCAAAGGCTGAAGCAGCACCTGAAAGAAGTTCTGCATACCAAGAAGTCATACTAGCGTAAGAACTCAAAAGAGGAACAGCTGTAAATATCTTGGCAGCATTACTAACACGCATAAGAGTTGAAGAAACAGGACCCATACCAGATGAGTCTTGTTCAACTTCAGTTTCACTTTTCTTTTTGGTCTTAGTATAAAACATTTTACCAGATTGAGGGACAGCAGCACCGATCAACTCAACATCTTCGAAATGAGCCCACAGTGTGTAACCACACGTGGTGTCACCACTACCGGCTTCCAAAGCAGAATAAGGATAAATCTTAAAAAGTCCAACAGAACCATAAGAAGTAGCATTAGTATTAGCAGAAAGAGGGTAGTAATTAACAGCTGAATTCCAAGGATAAACAATCGTTGCTTCAGTATCACAAGATAAATCAATCTCAACGTGCGGTAACTGGGTTCTCGAAGTAAGTGTACTATTGAGTCCAGTAATACGTTGCCTTGCAGGATTAGTGGAAGTAACCACAGCTCCTCCTATAGGGATAAATTGAAGATTATATCTACCTTGCTGAAATCTAGTAGCATTTATCACCAACCGTAAAACAGTAGTAGCTCTAAAACCTAAGTAACCTTTTGTCTTTTCGAACATCATATTAGAAATATTCAAAATATCAGCAGGTGTTATAAACTCAGGAAAAGTGCTAAAAGTGTCTGTTACACCAAAGTTTCCGGAAGCAAGTATAACAGGCTTTGCCAAGAAATCTTTGATGTCTTGTGATGTCATATCGGTTGAACTCTTCAAAAAAGAAGGGTCTAACCTAGTGACATTAGTTTTTGTAGCAGAAACAACATTTGAATCTGAAACAAATTTTGTGGTTCCAGAGC